CTAATTCTGTTTTTGCAGGTAATGAGCCAAAGTTCAATGGTGAGCTCACTAATTTGGACTTAATGAAAACTTTATCTTGGTATGCTCAAAATAAAGTTACAAAAGATTCATACAAATATGCTTCGGACTATTTTAAGAAAAAATTAAAACTAAATGCTGAAGATGCTTTAGATGGAAAATCTCCAACTTTTGGTTTTGTTTGTAGAATACTTTTGAATGGGGGCGAATTACCAATTCAATACAGAAATTGGTTTCAGGATGAGGTTGAAAGTGTAAAGAAAAAACTTGAACAAAATAAAGTTAAGGTAATTGTCAAGGTCGATGATTCAAATAAAGTGACCATTCAAGACCGAATAAAAGAAAAATCTTCTGAATGTATTGCTGAGTTGGAATCACAAATCGATCAATTAATCGAAACAGATTTTAAAGCAAATGTTTCACCTTATGCTGTGATGAACACCCTTGATATAAAATCGGTTCATGTTAAAATGATTCTTGAAGAGTTCAAGAAAAAAAGAAATGAATTTGATGAAGTGATGAATACCGATGATAAGGATTTAAAAGAAGGTTATTCTAACTTCACAAAAACACAATTAAAGAAGCTAATTGCTTATTGTGACCAAATTATTCTAGATTGTGGTAAAGTTACTGGTGAAGCAGCTAAGACTAGAAAGCCTCGAAAGAGAAAAGTAAAAACTGCTGAACAGCTTGTCGGTAAAATGAAGTATTGTGCTGAGTTTGAAGAATTAAAGATTAAATCTGTTGAACCTAAATTGATTGTTGGTGTTATGCAACTTTGGGTGTATAATACGAAAACAAGAAAACTAGGTTGTTATCATGCAGAAGATGCTGGTGGTTTAACTGTAAAAGGTTCCACGATACAAAATTTTAACGAAACAAAATCTATTCAGAAAAAGCTTAGAAAACCCGAAGTGACGATACCAGAGGTTATGTCTGGTGGTAAAGTTTTTCTTCGGAATGTAATTGACGGAATCAAAGCTGTTCCTTCTGCTTTGACTGGAAGAATAAACGAAGATACTATTTTATTAAAGGTAAGCAAATGAAAATCGCTGTCTGTTCCGACCTTCATTTGGAATTTGGAGATTTAGACTTTCATAATGATGAGGGTGCTGATGTATTGGTTCTGAGTGGAGATATTTTAATTGCCTCTGAGCTAACCGATTTCGTATATGATGAATACGAAAGTGCAATTATTCCTGCAACACAAAGTGTTCGTGAACGTGCAAAAAAATATTATGATTTTGTAGTTCGTTGTTCGGAAAGATTCCCTCATGTAATTCTTATCATGGGTAACCATGAACATTATCATGGAGACTTTCAGAAAAGTGCTAAGACTATTCGTGGGACTTTTGGTGATCTTCACAATGTGTATTTCCTAGACAAAGAATGGACTATCATTAATGGTATTCTTTTCTTTGGTGGTACATTATGGACTGATATGAACCGTGAGGATCCAATTACACTTGCACAGATTCGTTTTACAATGAACGATTTTAATTGTGTTAAAAATGGTATTAAAACTGATGATAAGGATTATATCAATTTCATACCAGAGGATTCTGTGGAAGACCATAAAGCTTTTCTCAGTAAACTGGATGAGATTTTAGAATTGAATCCTAATTTGCCTGTTGTTGTTTGTGGCCACCATGCTCCGAGTAAAGCAAGTACACATCCTCGATACAAAAGTGAGTTTATCGTAAATGGTGCATACAGTAGCAATTTGGATGAGTATATTCTTGACCGTAGGCAGATTAAATTATGGACTCATGGCCATACGCATGAGAGTTTCGACTACATGATTGGCACAACCCGCATTGTTTGTAATCCAAGAGGATACATAAACTATGAAGCTCGTGCTGATGAATTTAAACTAAAATACGTGGAGATTTAAATGATATATCTTGATGATGAACGTGACTATTCTCCGATGATTGAAGAGTGGGTTCGTTACTTTTACAATACGATGGATGGTGAATGGTTTGAACCTGGTGATGATTCTGGGTTTTCTCCATTTGGTGTCAAAATCATATTTGATGGTTACGGATATGATGAAGATACCAATGAAGAAAACTCGAATCCAAATATGATGTCTTTTGCCGTTTTTATACATAAGAATTCTTTGACGGAAGAGTTTCCACCACATGAACTAACTCCTTGGGCTCTGATACATAGACCAAAGGAAGAAGTTTGCATTTGGGCTTGGTACGATTTAGAAAACGATGAAGTGGAAGTTATCCCATTTGAAGATAACAATTCTACCGAATTAGATCATGGGTTTATATACAATCTAATAACAGAAATACATAAAAAAACATACGAATAATATTGCCTCTTTATCATTAAAATAGTGATATAATTTCCTCATGATAATTTTCGATTTCAACCAAGTTGCAATTTCCAATCTCATGGAACAGATTGGTTCCTCAAAAACACAAGTTGAAGAGAACCTTGTTCGCCACATGATTTTGAATACCATTCGAACTTATGTAAAAAAGTTCAAAGAATCTCATGGGCCAGAAGTTGTCATTGCCTGCGACAACAAAAAATACTGGCGCCGTGAGATTTTTCCTAATTATAAAGCAAGTAGAAAAAAAATTCGTGAATCATCTGGTCACGATTGGGCTACGATCTTTGACTGTCTTGCCAAAATCAAACAAGAGCTAAAAGATTATTCTCCATACAAAGTGATTGATGTTGATACATGCGAAGCGGATGATATCATTGCTGTTTTGACGATGAAATATTCTGCTTCACAGAAAGTTATGATTCTTTCTTCAGATAAGGATTTTGCTCAACTACAAAAGTTTCCTAATGTTGAACAATTTTCTCCTATTCTGAAAAAATATATCAAAGAACCCTTTCCTGCCGCACAACTTAAACAATTGATTATTCGTGGTGATAAAGGTGATGGTATTCCAAACATTCTCTCAAACGATGATGTTTTTGTTTCTGGTGGCCGACAACGACCAATTACTGAGGAAAAAATTATCAAGTGGATGAATCAAGCACCAGTAGATTTTTGTAATGAAGAAATGCTTCGTAATTTTTCACGTAATGAAACGCTAATTGATTTAACTAAAATACCCGGAAGTCTGAAAGAATCGATACTAGATAGCTTTGAAAACACAAAGGCTAATTCTAAACAGAGGTTCATGACCTACATGATTGAAAACCGCCTAAAAAACTTAATTGAAGTGATTGATGAATTCTAATGCTAAAAAATAAATTATATACCGAAATCCTACAAGAGTTTGATGAAGCTAAAACTCGAGCGGATAAAATTGCAGTATTGAGAGAATATGGTCACGAAAGGTTCCGTGAATTTCTTAGATATTGTTTCGACCCACAAATAGAGTTTGATGTTGTTTTACCAGAAAAATACAGGCCGGCGCCAGAACCCGCTGGTCTGAATTATTCTTACCTACATATCGAAGTTCCAAAACTATACAAGTTTATCAAGAATCATCCAAAAAGGCCGGCTGGTTATACTGGGAAAAAACAAACACAAGATATTCTTGTCTTACTGGAATCTTTACACAAAGATGAAGCAATTCTCTTGGTTAAGATGATTAAGAAAGATTTGAGTATTAAATTTCTCACCGAAAAAATCTTAGAAGAAGCATACGGAAAATAAAATGAAAATTGTCATTGTTTCTGGTGGTTTTGATCCTGTACATTCTGGCCACATAGCACTTTTTCGTGAGGCAGCTGGTCTTGGTGACAAACTCATTGTTGGTGTAAATTCAGATGAATGGTTAACCCGCAAAAAAGGTAAACCATTCATGCCACTAAAAGAAAGAAAAGTTGTTCTAGAATCAATCAAATGGATTGATGAAGTGTGGGAATTTGATGATTCTGACGATAGCGCTTGTGAATTAATCGAATCGGTTATGGGACACTACAAAAAAATTATGCCGATTTATATTCCTTTAGAAATCATTTTTGCAAATGGTGGAGATAGAAACGAATCGAACAATGCAGAAATAAAAGTTCAGGGAGTTAAGTTTGTATATGGAGTTGGTGGCAGTGACAAAAGAAATTCATCATCTTGGTTATTGAGGAAATGGAATGAATGATGGTGGAAAAGGTTCAAAACCTAGACCTATTGAAATACCCCGTGAAAAATTCAACGATAACTGGGATAAAATTTTTGGTAAAAAGGTGAAAAATGAAAGTAGCAGTAGTAACTCCAACAATCGGAGCAAAGACACTAAGTGATTGTATTCAATCTGTTGATTCGCAAACACATGAAGATTTAGTTCATTATCTTTTTCTTGATGGTAGAGAATATGAAAGTAAAATTTGGCATCAACTTGAAGGCGCATCAAAGATCAAAACGATCCGTCTTGAAGAAAATGTTGGAAAAGGTTGGTATGGTCATCGTGTATATGCTGCATGTAGCTTTCTTGTTAATGCTGATGTTATATGTTATCTCGATGAGGACAATTGGATCGAGCCTAATCATGTTGAGAACCTTGTACAGAAGATTCAACAAGGAAATGACTGGGCATACTCTTTAAGAAAAATCTATGATAAAGATGGTAACTACATTTGTGAGGACAACTGTGAATCGCTTGGTAAATGGCCTGTATATTTTAATGATTCGGTATTCCATATTGATACCTCAAGTTTTGCTATTCGTCGTGATGTTGCTGTTAGGATTGGGCATGCTTGGTACGGCCAGTGGGGCGCCGATAGACAGTTTTTCCAAACATTAAAAACACACTTCACCCGATATGATTGCACAAATAAACATTCTTTGTGTTATCGTTTAGATGGAAATCCTAATTCTGTAAATAAAGAATTTTTCGACAACGGAAATTCTGTTATGCAAGAAAAATATGGAGAAGATTTTCCTTGGAAAAAAGAAAGTAATTACACTAAGGTAGAGATTGCTCCTGGTCTAAGAATTTTGAAATGATAGTTGAAGATACTGAAATATCTGGTGTTAAATTAATTAAGCCAGTTGTGCATGAAGATTTTCGTGGCACAAACTTTGAATCGTTCAATAAGTTTGAATATCATCATGATGGTATAACAGAATCTTTTGTGGTAGATAGTATTTCAACTTCTCGTAAACATGTGCTTCGTGGCATTCATGGAGATTCTAGAACAACTAAATTGATATCGTGCTTGTATGGAACTATTTACTTTGTTGTTCTTGATAAAAGAGAAGATTCCAAAACATTCAATCAATGGATATCTTTTACTTTATCAGATCGAAACAAACACCAAGTTTTAGTTCCACCTGGATGTGGTAATGCTCATTTGGTAATGTCTGATGAATGTGTATTCAGTTATAAACTGGACGCTCATTATGAAAGGTCAACACAGTTTACCATCAAGTGGAACGATGATAGATATGGAATATACTGGCCGATAAAACATCCAATATTATCTGAACGTGATGGCTAAATCAAAATCTGCTTTCGTGACCGGAGGTTTCGGTTATCTTGGTTCTCATCTATGCAAGATGTTAATTGAAAATGGATGGACTGTTTCCGTTTTTGATATTAAGAAACCTACCCATCCATACTGGAATCATTCCTTTTGCGGTGATGTTTGTAACAAAAAGGAATTAACTCATTCTTTCTGGTTGGCTCCAGATGTTGATGTGGTTTTTCACCTTGCTGGTTTAATAGACATAGCAGAATCCGTTTCTTTTCCATCAAAGTATTTTTTAAACAACGCTGCAGGAACCTCTGTCGTTTTAGAGGTGATGAGAAACTTCAAAGTCGATAAAATAATTTATTCATCAACTGCTGGATTGTACAGATCGAGTGAAGAACCACTCACTGAAAAATCTCCACTAAATCCAGATAACAATCCCTATGCGGCTAGTAAATACTGCTCAGAAATATCAATTCGAAATTCAGACATCAAACATGTGATATTCAGATATTTCAATCTAGCTGGCGCTGATGAATCTGGTTTAATAGGTGAAGATCACGAACCAGAAACACATCTGATTCCAAAAATATTGCAAAATCTAAATATGATTAAGATATATGGAAACGATTACAATACACCAGATGGGACCTGTATTCGTGATTATGTGCATGTAAACGATGTATCAACAGCGCATTTGAAAGCGGCTGAATACCTTTTTGAAGGAAAAGATTCAATTACTATGAACCTAGGAACAGGTAAAGGTCAATCCGTTTTGGAAGTAGTAAACAAGGTAAAAGAACTTACAAAAGAAAACATAAAAATCAATTTTCACTCTCGCCGCCCAGGCGACCCTCCCAGGTTAGTAGCCGACATATCGTTAGCAGAACAAACTATTCAATATCAACCAAAATATACTTTAACCGACATAATTCAAACGGCGAGACTTTGGCACAAAAATGAAAAAGGATGATGATTCGATAGGTGTTGTGGAAAAAATTCAAAACACTCTTTTAAAAAATCACATACATTATCTTTACGGCGATATAGATGAACAAAACACAGCCGAAGTGATAAAGTGGATAATACATGAGAATCTTTCTGGTACAAATAAAGAACTTCAATTGATGATTAATTCCAACGGAGGCAATTTGCCAGACGCTTTTGCTTTAATTGAAGTTATGAAAAAATCTAACAATCCTATTACAACTATTGGAATAGGTTCTGTTTGCTCTTCTGCATTTTTGATTTTTGCAGCTGGTCATAAAGGAAAAAGATTGATTGGTAAAAATACAACTATTTTATGCCATCAGTTTAGTAATGAACATTCCGGAAAATACCATGACCTTAAAGCATCAATTCGTGAAAATGAATTGGTGAATAATAGAATGATTAAAATCTTGGAAGAGTGTACAGAGTTGGATGCAAGAACAATCAAAAGTAAGCTTTTATGTCCTACTGATGTTTGGCTTACGGCTGATGAACTTGTAGAATTGGGTGTCGCTGACGATATCTTTTAGAGGGAGCGTATGTTTACTGGCGGTAAAAAAATAGAAAAGACACAAAAAACTAAATTTAGAAAGAACCAAGAACGTGAAGGTCAAGGTTCTAAAAAACAAAAGCACCACGATAAATCTTTTTATCGTTTGATGCGAGAGGAGAAAGAAAATGTCGTATAGAGATCAAATCAAAAAACGAATCATTGAGCTAGAAGCAAAGATAGCTGAGTCCAATATCGATAAGGTTCAATTAGACAGCCTACGCTCAGAATTAGCACGTTTAAATTTACAGGATTTTGAGGAAGATATGCGTACTGAAAGTAGCCAACAATTGTTGAAGGGATAATGTTGTAAAAATACAACAGCCCCCTTGACAATGCCATTGGTTAGTGTACAATAGTGGCATGTTTAAAATTCTACAGGAAGTTACGGACTGGTCAGGTTGCGATTATCAAGTTTGCAATCATACCTATTTGATAAGTCCGAAAAACAAGGTTATCGCCTTTGCAAATGAAACAACAGGCGAAATTGTCAAATTGAAAAATGGTTGGGATTTTGATAAGCGTTATCGAAAGTTTATCGAAGTTAAAAATCCTGCATTATCAAAATTGATACCAAAAGATTATCAAGAAGAAAAGTTGCAGAAACCGCAACTTGTCAAATCCGCAAATATACGTAATTTCAAAGTCTTATCAAAAGGTAAAGAATATTACGTTTCTTACAACATTTCAGGAAATTTCTATAATTGCAATTGTACGGGTTTTGGATATCGCAGGACTTGTTCACATGTTAAGGCTGTTGCAGAAAAACAACAGGCTTGACATTCCTGCCTAAATCTGTATAATGGTCTTTGTTGATTGATTAGAGAGCGAATTATGTGGAATCTTGAAGGTATGCAAGTTGTCGGAATGTATATGAATGACATTACTGTTTCTGGTACGGTAGACCTTTCAAGGGTCAAATATGGTGGAGAGGTTTCGCATCATGTAGTATTAGACAGCCCGATTAATGTTTACGGAGCCATCCGTGAACGGGTTATTTTGAATCATTCTGAAATTGTTCAAGTGAGAGGTTAATTATGGCTTACGTTTCTCAAGATTTGAAGGCAAGTCTGGCACCTAAGATTAAGGCAATCTGCAAAAAATATGGCGTAAAAGCCAGCCTTGCAGTCCGTAACAATATGACATTGGTGCTGAATGTAAAATCTGGTAAAGTGGATTTTATTAATGATTACGGTGATACACCAGAAGCTCGTGCTGATGCTGAGAAATTCGGAATTCAAGTGAATCCATATCATTACAAAAACCACTTCAATGGTGAAGCATACCACTTTTTGAGTGAAGTGATTCCAGCAATGAATGAAGGTAACTGGGATAAGTCTGATATTCAGGTCGATTATTTCAATGTCGGTTGGTATATCGATGTAAACATTGGTAAGTGGAACAAGCCGTATCAATTATCATGATAATTTACACCAATCAACGGTCGAAAAAGAAAAATAAGACCAAAAAGGAAATCGAGGAATACCAAAAATGGCTCGATAGCGTAGGGTCGCAAAAAACGACCTTCGCTATCAAGAAACTTGGCGGTTTCAAAAAATCTACCAAAATGCCAAAGTTGGAGATTCCTGAAGCAAGGAATCCTAAAAATTATCCTAGCGTTGACAGTGGTAAAGGTTCGGCGACAAAGCCTGTGTATGGCAAAGTTTACACTGGTACGAAAATGAAGGGTATCGGAACCTTGCATAAAAGTAATGCTGTTCCCATTTTCACTGACCAGGAAGCCAAAGACCAGGCAGCCATGCGGAGATGACAACATTTTCAAAAATGCAACTTTGTTATCAAAAAGAAAACTGTTGTATTTTCACAACACGCTTGACATTTGCCGTGGAATCTGTATAATGGTTCCTGTGATTGATAAGGCGATATAAATTATGAAACTTCTTTCTACTGGTAACCCAAAAGTGTTAAAAGGAATGAAACAAGGTTATAACACCTACATTCTACACTTAGCACCCGCTAATGTTTCTGGTTTTGAAACATGTCCAAAACGTACAGCGGGCTGTACCGCTGCTTGCTTGAATACAGCAGGTCGTGGCGGTATGTTCAAAAAAGGCGAATCTACTAACGTAATTCAAGAAGCCCGCAAGCGCAAAACGCTATTCTTTTTCGAAGAGCGAGCTGGTTTTATGGAGTGGTTGGTTGCTGATATCGAATTGGCGATTAAACAATCTGCCAAGAAAAATCTGATTCCGGTTTTCCGCTTGAACGGTACTTCCGACCTAGCGTGGGAAAAATATGAGGTTGTTCGTAAAGGTATTGTTTACAAAAATATCTTTGCGGCTTTTCCTGATGTTCAATTTTACGATTACACCAAAATTCTTGGTCGCAAAGTAAAAGATATTCCAAATTATCACTTGACCTTTTCGGCAGCTGATGGTAATGATCTGGATGTTCTCCGTGCAATTGCTGAAGGTTTGAATGTAGCAACGGTGTTCGGTTTGAAAAAAACAGAAGCGATGCCTGAATCGTACAACGGTCGGCCTGTGTTTAATGGTGATGATTCTGACTTGCGATTCCTTGATCCAAAAGGTGTGGTTGTTGGTCTGTATGCAAAGGGTAAAGCCAAAAAAGATACTTCTGGCTTTGTAAAGTTTCCTACAATTATGATGAAGGCGGCTTGATATGAATATTGTGCAAAAAATTCAAGAAGAAATTATGATTGGTGATTTATCGTTTCAAGAAATTGCTGAAAAGTTTAATGTGCCTTATGCTGATGTAAACTTAATTGCGGATGAAATGGCAATCCAAGATTCTTATGATGAATCAATGGATGGTGATTTTGATTCTGCTATGACTTCTGCTGGTTTCGGCACCGATGAAGATTATGGTTATTATGGAGATGAATCTTATGCTTAAGGAATGGGAAAATATTCGTGATTCTTTCGATACTCGCCACGGAGGTCCATTTGATCGTGGCTCTGCTGATAGTTACTACCATCGTCCTCGAAACCCGCATTACTTTAAGGGTGATACCTATAATTCCGAGGAAGTAAAAAAAGAACAAATGAGTTTCGCTGAAATCTTAGCTTACAATGCAGGTTATGATTACAATGAAAAGTTTGGCGACAAAAAAGATTGGGGTTAATATGACCATCGTGAGGAAAAAATTAGCCACAGGTAAGTTTACAATTGACCTGACGGGCCCTCAAGGCAATGCCTTTGTTCTGATGGGATATGCTAAAACTTTTAGTAAACAATTGAATCTCGATTATGAAAAAATCACCGAAGAAATGCGTTCTGGTGATTATGATAATTTGATAAATGTTTTTGATAATTATTTTGGTGATTATGTTATTTTAGAAAAAGGCTAATGGAGATGACTATGCAATGGACTGAAACCTCAAGAAAAGAGTGGCGATTACCTGGATCCGAAGAAACAAAATTTGTTGATACTACAGAGGACAATATTTTTGAATTTTATTTGGATGCTTGGTTCTACTGCAAAAGAAATAAAATTCCGTTTGATAAGATCAAACGGAAAACTTTCAAGCTTTGGAAAATAGAAAGTGTATAATTCTTTTTCCAAAGTTTGTTGTGCCCAAACAACAGATGAATGGGCAATTGTGGCAGGTGACCTTGACAATGTGACCTGTTTGTGTTACACTGACTTTCCTTTTAACAATAGGAGTTTTTATTATGGCTCGTGGTAAATCTATTAAACTTAAACCTTTTCAAAAAATTCTTACACTGTTAATCAGTGGTAAGCCTGTCTCCATTCAGGAGATTGACGATGCATTTGGCTCAGAGATTCAAATGTATCGCTTGTCCACTTATATGTGGCATATTAAAACCAACGCTGAAGGCGTCATTCGACCTATCAAAGATGGTCGCAAAGTGACAGCATATCAGCTGGTCAATGTTTCTGAAGTGAAGAAATATATGGACCGTGTTGGTGTTACTCAAGCTGCAGCAACGCCTGCAACAAAAGAAACCAAGGCTAAGAAAGTTTCTAAACTCAAAGACCTTGATGCACAACCTGTTGTAGCACCAGTTGTTGAAGAAGTTGTTGTTACCGAAGTTGTTGATGCTTAATCAAAAAAGTCCTCCGCCAGTTCGCCTGGCGGAGTTTAAGGAGTTCTTATGAAATCATTTGTGGTTAAACTTGAAGAAGATGGAAATGGTGATTTGATTCTTCCATTGCCTCAAGAAATGCTAGATGATTTGGATTGGTCTGAAGGTGATACTTTAGATTGGAAAGATAATTTAGACGGATCATATTCTCTTTGCAAAGTGGAACCCGAAACAGAATGGGTTCTGGTAGAAACCGTTCAGATGTTTCGCCATCGATACTGTGTCGAAGTACCAAAAGGCAAAGCTGAGTGGGCTCTTGATACTGTTGTATGTGGAGAAGCCAAAGAATTTAGTCAACAACATTTAGATGAAATCATTACAAATCACCGTGTTGTTGACCTTGAGGAAGCAATTAAAATTTGTGATGGAGATAATGACTATCTAAAATCATGGCCTAAAGAAAAAAAGATAGAAACTTTATTTACTAAAATTGGTGAAAAGGTGAATTTAAAATGAAACTTAAATTTTTAGTTGTCTCTTTGGCTGTTCTGCTCTCTGCTTGCTCAACATTTTCAAGTAAGAAAGATGAACCTAAGGTAAACACTGAGTTTATGGGTGGAAGTATCAAAGTAAGTTATACACTTTCGGGTGATTTAGAATCTGTAACGTCAAGTGGTGTGGCAAAAGTAACAAGTACCTTGCCTTCAGCGCCTGATGAAGCTTATCTTGTTGCTACACTTCAGGCTCGAAAGCAACTGGTTGAGTTTATGAAAGTAGAACTTGAAAGCACTAGCTTTGTTACTGCTGTATCAAAGACTTTGCAAGATTCTGAAAGTGAATCGGACAAAACAGTTAAGTCGAATGTATCAGCGAAGATTGCTTCAGATGTTCAGGATAATATTCGACAAAACAGTAAGGCCTTGTTGAAAGGAACTTATGTTGAAAGTAAAACATACGACCCCTCAACTCGCACGGTAAAAGTGATTGTAAAAACAAGCCTGCGTGACTTGGATACCTCTAAACAGTTGGCACGTATGATGGGTAATTAATGCGTAAACTATTATTAAGCCTGATTTTAGTATCAAATCAGGCTTTTGCTCAGATTACTTTGACCCCTTTGGACTATATCAGTATAGTTTATCAAGGGGTCAAATTTTTTGCCTCTGAACCTGTGCCTAAAGAAATAAGTGTGACCGCTAAAGGCTCTGGAAAAACTAGAGAGCAAGCTATTGAAAATGCTTTAACTGAAGCTGTCCAGAAAGGTATTGGTGTCTTGGTCATTTCCGATCAAACAGTATCAAATGATAAAGTTGTTAGGAACTTGTCGGCACAATATGCCTCTGGTGTAGTTAATAGTTATAATGTTGTTCAATGTAACACTTTTGAGCCTATTACTTGTGAAATAAAAGCTAAAGTGGCGCCATGGAAATTTATTCGTAAACTTGAGGGTAATTCTAATTCCGTCAAAGTGAATGGAAACGATTTTTATGCTCAAGACGCTACTGCCAGAAATGTCATGTATCAAAGACAAAGGGTAATGGAATATTACCTCTTTCAAGTTAGGCAATCTGGAATAGAGGCAAAGATTAAGAAGGTTGAAGTAGTACCCACAACTGAAAAGTTTGCTTCAATACTTGTTGAATATGAGATAAAATGGAATGAAGAATTCAAAAAAGAGTTCATTCGTTTCCTGAAAAAAATGGAGAAAGATACACAAGTTGATGCTCCACACCAAATTCATGTACAATGGGATACAACTGGTTTATTCGAAAATAAAGTTACATTTAATACACATGATGAAAAATTTTACCAGATGGTAAGAAAAAGTATGCATCAACCAACATATGTCAAGTTTAATGAATTCAAAGTTTGTGACAATTTGAATATTGACTTTAGTATTTTTGCTATTGATATTTACGGTGTTTCAAGGCAAAGAGTTCTCAAAATCGAACGTGAAAAATTGAAATCGATTCAAACTATTTCTATGACGGTATCAACTGAGTGTGACTAAATGAATATATTTTATCTAGATAAAGATCCTAAAAAATGTGCTGAAATGCACCTTGATAAACATGTGGTGAAAATGATTATCGAATACGCTCAGCTTATGTCAACGGCGCATCGTATTTTAGATGGCGAAGAATATACCGATTTAACGGCTAATGGCCGAAGAATCAAGCGTTGGCGTTTGAATGATGATCGTGAAGGTAGATTGATGAAAGCTTCACACATTAATCATCCTTCAGGTATCTGGACTCGAGCTTCTGATTCGAATTATACTTGGTTGTTTAGTATGTGGTGGTGCCTATTAACCGAATATACTCATCGTTACGGTAAGGTTCATTCTTGCGCTAGATTGCTAAATGATTTGATGGTTTTGCCAAAAAATATTTCTGAAAAACCATTTTCTGAACCAACACCAGCAATGCCTGATGATCGAAAAATTCCCGGCGATTCTTTGAAGTCTTATCATCAATACTATATACATAATAAGAACCACTTTGCTAAGTGGACAAAACGTGAAATACCTGAATGGTATACTGAAGGACTAAAGCATGCCAACCTACACTCTGCGTAATAAAGAAACTGGTGATATTTTTGAAGAGAGTATGAGAATATCCGTTTATGAGCAATACATGGTGGATAATCCACACATTGAAAGATATCACACTCCTACCGGAATCGTATCAATGCAAGGAAGTCTGGACTCAAAAACAGACAGCACTTGGAAAGAAGTTTTATCTAAAGTAGCAGAAGCTCACCCATCAAGTCCTGTTGGTGAAAGATACGGTAAAAAAACAATCAATCAAATTAAGACAAAGGAGTTAATTAAAAAACACATAGGATAATTGTGAGAAAATTTTTGTCATGATAACTTGCTGTAAAGGAGAATATATGGCGAAAACTAAAGATGTTACCAAGCGAATTGCATTAATTCAAAGATATTTTGGTAAATCAACAGCAACAGCAAAAAAAATTATGAGAAAAGAATTAAATGAGATATATCGAAGTGAAGAAAACATGGGAGAAAAAATGGGATCGCCACCCAGAATAGTATAGAATGAATTTTAATCACATAAAACTTGAATCTCTCAATTTCGATTTGGAATCAGAGACAACAGAAAAGGGTAGGACATATAAAACGAAGGAGGGTAGGTCCTACCCATCAATCACTACAGTTCTTTCAGAGTACAATAGAAAGGCCATTTTTGAATGGCGTCGAAGAGTTGGTGAAGAAGAAGCTAATAGAATATCCAAAAAAGCTTCTGGTAGAGGAACAAAGCTTCATAATGTTTGTGAAAAATATCTGCTAAATGAAATGTCAGATATGAAAATTAGCATGATGATGCCAGATACAAAGGAACTCTTTTTAAAGATACGACCGTTACTTGATAAAAATATTGAAGATGTTTACGGTATAGAACAACCACTTTACAGTGATAAGTTAAGAATAGCAGGCCGTTGTGACTGTATTGCTGAGTGGGATGGTGTTCTTTCTATTGTTGACTGGAAAACAGCAAACTACAAAAAAGAAAAAGACCATATTGAAAATTACTTCATGCAAGCGGCGGGTTACGCTGTCATGTTTGAAGAAATAACTGGTATAGCAATTGACCAAATTGTAATCGCCATTGCTGTAGAGAATGAAGATCCACAAGTTTTTATTGAACAAAAGGGTGACTATTTGCCTGGTTTAAAGGCGTACATTGATAAATATTTCTTGACAAAGTGAAATTATTCTGTTATGATCGATCAAGGATATTTAAATGTTTTACGCTCTTTTCGTAACAGTAATAATTGCCGGAAGTTCTCCGACCGAAACAAAATGGAAAACTTACGATAGGTTTGAAGAGTGTTTAGAGGCAGCAACAATACTGGTAAGAGGTAGAGACAACATCACCGCAAGATGTGTGAGAGTTGAAAGTAAAAATAATGGAGTGAACAATGACAAAAGCATGTAGAGTGGTATTAAGAGCCGGAAAATTTTGTGATCCTGAGTGGGCTGAACCATGGCTTATCACTGTAGACAATGGTGGATGTCCAACAGATGAAGATGGTACAACAGAATGGGGAACTTGTCATGAAAAAGTTGGGTATAATGATAGCACCCGATGGTGGTGGTCAAAAAGAAATGACAATGTATGGGGTGATGTAGACGGACAAATTCTTGAACAAGGAAAATACATTGTATCTTTTTCCGTTTTTAATCCATCTATGGGATATCCAATAGCTTTGATTAATGACGGTGGTATGGGAACTGCTGCATTTGATGAAACGAAATATGACTCCGTTCGTTTGAGTGAAGGTGAATCTCATTCATGGAATGTTAATGGAACTATACATACAATAAAAAGATTATCTGATACAGATAATAAAGAATTTGAGTTTTGGGTAGCAGTTGATAAGGTTTGAATTGTTGTAATCCCTTCAAAGTGAAGGCATTCTGGACGTGGGTTCGACTCCCACCTGGTCCACCAGAAGTGTTGTTTAGGGTGATATGTAAGAGTTTAACAAGACTCTGAGGATTGGAATTCCCGACCTGTGAACAGCAGGACACTTCTGATGGGCCAGACATGGTTTCGACAGGGTGAGATAGTGGAGAAGGCAACACGAAAGGCGACGGACGTAATCCGAGCAAAACAAGTAAACGCAAACGATGAGCGTTACGCTCTAGCTGCCTAAAATAGCTAGATGAGGGTTCGCAAGGTGTGCCTTATAACCAAAACACCTTGCATCATTTTTGTAAGTGAGATAAATTATGAGACTTGACGGTAAAGTTAAAAAAGGTTGGGGTCACGAAGAAATTTGGTGCACCAACGACAAATACTGTGGTAAGATGATGCATTTCAATGAGGGTGCTAAGTTTAGTATGCATTTTCATGCTGAGAAAGATGAAACTTGGTATATTCTATCTGGAGAATTTCAAGTAAACTGGATAGATACTAAAACTGCCGAAGTGAAAAGTTCCAGATTAACACCAGGAATGACTTGGCACAATCCTCCTTTATTTCCTCATCAACTCATTTGTTTTGTAAAAGGAACAGTAATAGAAGTTTCCACTCCCGATTCTGTTGAAGATAATCATCGGGTTTTTCCTGGAGATTCTCAAGTTAATCACAAGGTATAAAAGTGAAAGTCTATTCGTCAAATTATCGTAATCATTGGATTTCTCCATATACAATACTGGAGAAAGTTTTCTTTTGGCGTGAAATTGATTATGATGAGCCAATCATCAAAAAACTCTCAGATATTCTTCACCCGTTTTCTAACGCATGGATGAAGTTTCTTGACTTTGTTCATCCACGAATTCAATATGTTAAGATTGATTATTGGGATGTGTGGAATATGGATCACACACTCTCACCAATCATTCTTCCGATGTTGAAGAAACTCAGAGAAACAAAACATGGTTCTGGCTTTGTTGATTTAGAAGATGTACCGCCACATCTTCGTTACACAACAAAAGAAGATTGGGATTCACAAAAATCATTTGATTTCTATAGTGAACATGAAATCAAAGAAGGTGAAGCAGATATTCATGCACGTTGGAACTGGGTACTTGATGAAATGATTTTTGCCTTTGAGCATCTTGTTGATGATTCATGGGAACAAGAATATAGTTCGGGTGAAATTGATTACAAGTTTGTCAAGAATGAAGATAATCCACACTCGTCTACTATGGAATATGGACCTAATCACACATATGTTTGTGACTATGACGGTTTACGCAAGGTGTATGAGCGTATAGATAATGGACTGCGTTTGTTTGGCAAATACTACCGTAACTTGTGGGATTGAACGAATAAAATCACTAAATATATGTACTGGCACCACACACACTTCGCCAGTAAACACACACAACACAGGAGAAGCAAATGAGTAATCTGACACCGTTCGAGATTCGTCTTGAACTTCTAAAAATGGCAAAAGACCTTTTGTTGGAAGAGTATCACTCCAACAAAGATCGCCTAATCAATGAATGGCAAGTAAAGGTAGAGTCCGCTAAACTAAACGGGCAAGCAATACCTGAACATCCAGCCTTTCCAACTTATCCCTCAGAAAACGATATCATTACCAAAGCAATGTCTTTGAATGGATTCGTTTCGAACATTACAGCAGAAAAATCACAGAGCAAAAAATCTGCCTGATGGGACCGAGTGTGCTCCGGCACACTCCTAACTTATAGGAGAAAGTATGCGTTACATCACACTATTACTTTGTAGTATATTTGCGGCATTTATTCTTTATGTTGGTCACGCCGCAGCGCAAATAAACATACCAGTTGATCCAAAAGTTCAACTAGAAGATTTATCACCGCAAGCAAGATCGGAAGTCGAATGTCTTGCACAGAACATGTATTTCGAAGCCGGTCTAGAACCAAGACTTGGACAAATCGCCGTAGCATTTGTTACACACAATCGTATGCAATCTGGAGTTTTTCCAGACACATACTGTGGCGTAGTAAAACAAAAAGTCGGTACAGTTTGCCAGTTCTCATGGGTGTGCGAAAATCGCCCAAAGGATATGATGCGAAAAGGACTCTTGACAACTGAGACTAATTCGTTGTATAATAGTGTAACTGAATTAGCGTTGTCGTTCTACCTTTATACTGAAAAGTTTAAAGATCCAACAAGAGGAGCTTTATTCTTTCACGCTAACTATGTGAAACCGGGTTGGAATAATATGAGATACACTACACAGATAGGTAGACATTTATTCTACAACAAGGTAAAGAAAAGTTCGTAATTTTATCAAGTGAAAAGGAGAAAGTGATGGAGAAAGGATTGAGTAGTATAACCACAGTATCAATTGCTATGATTTCGATTACTTTGGTTTTACTTTCAATCGTTGCAGCTGTTTGTATTTACGGCCTTAACGAGCGTAAACTTATGGCAGCAAACATTGAAAATGCTATTGCAAAAGGGGTGGATCCCCTTTCTGTTAGATGTTCATACGCTAAAAGTGATGACATTGTTTGTATAGCTCATGCTTCTAATCGTAAATAAAGGAGATATATTATGGCAGTTCAGCAGTTATCAGTTAATGTGTTATCCAATCCAAAAGATCGAGAAAGCCTTCTTACTGCATTAAAAGAGTGCTCTGATTCTATGGTCAGGATGGAAGCAGAAAAAGAATTTATTCGTGAAGTTGTTACGAATACTTCCAAAAATTTGCAACTACCAAAAAAGATTGTATCTAAGATGGTTAAAGTATATCATAAACAAAACTATGATGAAGAAGTTGCTACACATGAGCAATTCGAAACTCTTTACGAAACGGTGGTAAAATAATGCCTAAATTCTATCTTGAATGTGAAAGTTGGGATGGTTTCAAAAATACTGTAACATTTGAAGCCGAATTTCTCGAAACTATTAGAGAAAATGTTGACCTGTTTCTCAAAGGTGCAGGATTTGTTCTTGATGAAAACATTGATGAAAATGAAAACTTAGAAGATGAAATCTACCTTGAACCAGAATATAATCCAGATGTATTCTCTCATATGGTAAACGATCTGTCCACAAATCCAATTACGATGGACAAAATTGATGGTGAAACTTTCATTCTGGATGATGATCCTGTTTGCCCTGTTTGCAAATTACCAAAAGAAGTCATGAGCCGTCATAAGTGCTTTGAAGAAAACTGTGGATTAAACGGATAATGCCAACAAGAGAAGAAATGGCTAAATTCGCCAAGGCTATCGATTCTTTGGTTGCCAGAACAGACTATAATTATATTGAAGCTATAGTTGAATATTGTAAAGAAACAGGACTTGAACTTGAAGTTGCTGCCACTCTTGTCAATCAAAATTTGAAAGCTAAGATTGAGAATGATGCTATGGATAATAACATGCTAAAAGAGAAAGGGTCTAGATTGCCAATATGACGGGATACGAAACATTCGGTTTATATCAAGCAATCAAACTCCACTTTTCTCAAGAATCTTATGACTTCTTCAAATATAATGGTAAGTCTAATGTCAGTTTAAATTCCTTTGATAATCGTAAAGACAAATATCATTTTCATAAATTATCTCGGCGTTACTCGGATAAAGATGATATGATTGAGTTTATTGTGTCTAACTTTGTCGAGAATGAAAAAACTTGGGTCGGCTCGCTTCTACAAGATGAAGCTGAAATGAACTATCGAAAACATCAAAAGGTAGTTCAATCACTTTCATACATGTTTGAAAACGATTGTAAAAGTATTTTCGAAGGCATAGAAGATCCAAATGTTGTATTAAAAACTGACGGTGATTATCCTATTCTTTTGAAGAGTGCCTTGAGAAAAGAAATTCATATTGAGAGTCTTTGCTTGTTGAACAATATTTTAAACTTTATACCTGTTTGGTCAAAGAAAATCAATGATACGATTCATTGGCCAAATTTCAGGATTAAAGTTTTAAAGTATACTCCTTTTTTACCAAAAGACGCCACAAAGTATAAACTAATATTGAAGAAAGTAATTGATAAATGAAAATAACTAAGATTTATTTGGACATGGATGGAGTTCTTTGTGATTTTGAAGATAGGTTCATAGAACTATTTGGAAAAGGTGCCTATGGTATGGGTATGAGAGACAGGAAAAACTTTAATGAAAATTGGCCAAACTTTATCCATCAGGGTGAGTTTAAAAATTTGAATTGGTTTCCTGGCGGTAAAGAATTGATTGAATTTTTAAAAAAATATCCACATGTCAAGGTTGAAATACTTTCTTCCTCTGGTGGAGAAAAATATCATGAAGAGGTCAAAAAGCAAAAAAAATATTGGCTCAAAAAACATGGAATCAATTATCAAGCAAATATTGTTCCAGGTAGAAGTTTAAAAAAGAACTATGCCACTCCGACAACAATTCTTATCGATGATACCGAAGATGTAATCGATGGGTTTGATTTAGCTGGTGGCATCGGCATACTTCACAAAGATATAAAGAAAACTCTGGAAAAGTTGAAAGTTCTGCTTGACAAAGACACTAAATAAGTTTATATTATGTTTTTGTGGATAAGTCGTTTTATACTACGTTAATACATCGTTTATACGAAAGGAAGTAATATGTCTAGTTTTGCAAATCTCAAGCGCAATCGCAGCTCTCTCGAAAAACTCTCCAAAGCAGTCGAAGCAACACAATCTTCCGGCGAGGGGTCAAAAGACGATAATCGTTTTTGGCAGCCAGAAGTTGATAAAGCGGGTAACGGTATGGCGATCATTCGTTTCTTGCCAGCACCTGGTGTTGATGGTGATGACGCTCTTCCCTGGGTTAGAGTATTCAGCCACGGTTTTCAAGGACCAGGCGGATGGTTCATTGATAACTGTCTGACAACCTTGAATGATAAGTGTCCTGTTTGTGAACATAATAACACTCTTTGGAATTCTGGTATCGAAGCTAACAAAGATGTTGCACGTAAACAAAAGCGTAAGCTATCTTATGTTGCTAACATTCTTGTCATCTCTGATCCAAGTAATCCAGAAAACGAAGGTCAAATCAAACTATTCAAGTTTGGCAAAAAAATCTTCGATAAGATTACTGAAGCTATGAATCCAGAATTTGCTGATGAAACTCCCGTTAACCCATTTGATCTATGGGAAGGCGCTAACTTCAAACTGAAGATCCGTAATGTTGAAGGTTATCGTAATTATGATAAATCAGAATTTGCAGATAAGTCTGCACTCTTTGATGGTGATGATGAGAAACTTGAATCTCTTTGGAAAAAGGAATATTCTCTCAAAGAATTCACTGACAAGAAAAACTTTAAACCATACGACCAATTAAAGTCGAGATTGGATAAAGTTCTTGGTTTTGATGGTGCACCTGTTGCTAAAACAAAAGCTGAAGATTTTGTTCCAACTCTTTCGCCTGACCTCGAAGATACTCCATTCGATGCAGCAAAATCAAGTGGTGATGACGAGTTAGATTACTTTAAATCACTAGCAGAATCAGATTAATTTTAAACCCCGCTTCGGCGGGGTTTTTATATAGCTCTTGCTACTAAGTTAGCAAACAAATCATCATATACAGAAGCACTAGCAGTTGCACCAGAACCTGATGACGATCTAACATTGTTGTTTGTGATATTAGTTATATTTGCTGGTGTTTCTTTGGCTATTGTTTTTGCTTCAGCAACTCGAACTGTTCCATCTGATACTTCTTTTCCTGAAGATGGTGTAAGTGGGAAAGTCATCGAAGCTGTTTGAACAGGTTTCTCAACTTTCTTGCCCGGTGTTTCTTTTGCTGGTGTTGGAGATTGAGCCATTTGAGTCGGCGCTTCCATCACTCCACCACCAAATAATGTGGATTCTTTTAATCTTCGTGTATCAAGACCTGCAAGATATTTTCCACCAGAAGTTTTCCATCCTTTTTCATAAATTATTTTTGAAGCGGCAGCATTATCACCTTTGAGAATAGCATCTCTTAATCCTTGTTTAACCAAATAATTGATTTGGCCAGGACCACCGTTATACGCTAGTGAT